AAAGCAAAGGGACGCCGGAAAGGCGCCCCCAAGCGGTAGATGAAACTCGCAATTCCATTTACCGCACAATCCGAGCCTCCGAGTCAAGCCCCTTCGGGTTGGTGGGTTTCTGCGCCCTGACGGCTGCCCTCTGCGGAGGGGAGACCGATGCTCACGAACCAGGAAGCCTTCCTGTGGCGTCAGCGGCTGCTCAAGGAGCGGTCCCTGCGCAACATCACCGACATGCACGCCCGCATCCTGCTCTACACCCTGGGCGCCATCGAGGACGGGGACGACCGGCTCAGCCACGCTGCCGTCGCCGAGGCGCTGGACGTGGCCGTGCGGACCGTAGGAGACGCCTACAGGCGTGCGAAGGGCATCGGGCTGCTGGAGTGGGATGCGCAGTTCCGCGACGCTGGGGGCGTCCGCAGGCGCACCACGAACCGCTACCGGCTGGCAATGCCGCTCGCTGAGCCGGAAGCCCGGCCAGATTTGCGCCGTCATCGCAAGCCGCCTCTTGTTCCTAAGCTACTTCCTTCTTGCTCGGCACACTCCACCGATCGGCTATCCGGCCCGCTACCCGGCTTCTTGGCGCGGTTCGCAGCGAAGATCGCGGAGGAGAAGCGCGTCAGGGCCGCGAGGCGCTGACGGTCAGCGTCGGTCATCCGTGTGGCGGCCACATATGCAGGGCTGCGAACAGGATGCCGCTAGCCGCAATCAGGCCGGCAATGCCGCGCATCGTCAGGTCGTGCTTCACCTCGGCAATCGTCGTGCGCACGGCTTCTATATCTGCCTTCGTCGCGACGTTGTCGTGGATGGCGTCGATGATGACCGACGCGACGCGCTCGGCCTTGGCGCGTTCGATGCCGGCATCCTCGATGGCGTTCGCCAGCGCGAGGCGGTCGCTCATGGCCGCTCGCCGATGAAGATGCAGAGGGCGAGGCCCAAAAGAAAATGCAACATCTCAGATACTCCGAATTGGGGCGCCGATTCGTACTGGCGCCCCTTGCCACGGTCAAACGGCAGCGGTCTGGCGCCGTCCTTTGGGTTGCTTATGCTGGTGCCTTTGGATGCTTGCGGCACCACGCCGCGCTGCCGGCGAACAGATCGCTGTCTCGATAGATGCACTCAAAGTCGCAGTGCTCTGTGCCCGCCAGTGCGCACTGGCCATCGTCGCCCAGGCCACACTCGTCCTCGAAATCATCATCTGGCCATGGCGGCTCATCATGGTCACTCAAGAGTGGTCACCGGAAGCTCACCACCGCATCCGCCACACCGCGAGCAGCACCCAGCCGCACAGAGCCAGCGCCAGCAGGAGCTGCAGCGCGGTCAACCGGCAGCCAACTTGTCGGCATATTCCTGTTTCTTAGCAATGTACCTGGCCATTCCTTCACGGTATTTGCGTTGCCATTCAGGATTCGCACGCAGTCGGGCATTTGTCTCGCGCACCTTCTGCCGATATTCGGGATTGGCCTCGCGGCGAGCTATTCCTTCGCGGTACTTCCGCTGAAATTCCGGATCCGAGCGAAGTTGTGCTATTTTTGCAGCATCCCAGGCTGTTGTCTCACGGTTCTTGCGCCGCCATTCAGGGTTGGCACTCCGGCGGATGTTGGCTGCACGGATCATTTGTCGCCACTCTGGATCGGCAGAACGCTTAGCTGCTGCTTCACGGATTTTGCGTAACCATTCCGGATTAGTGGCGAGAAGAGCCATTCTCTCACGGTTCTTCTGCTGAAACTCCTGATCGGCGCCTTTCAGAACATTCGCCAGACGCACTCTCTCTTGCCACTCTGGGTCGGCGTGGAGCCGGGCTAAGTGTTCGCGATTCTTCCGGCGCCATTGAGGGTTGGCCGAGCGCCGGATCTTCCCTTCATGATTTTTACGGTAGTATTCTGGTTCGGCATTGCGTCGTGCGGCGGCTTCGCGTGAAGCTCCGAACCCGCCTTCCGTCTTATTGCGGCAGAGTGGGTCAGCATCTATGATCGCAAAATCCACCAGCGCAGCTTCAGCAGCATAGGCGTGCTCCTCGCTGTAGAAGAACTCAGCGATTTCGATGACGAGTTCATCACGCGCAGCATGATTGAGCACCCAATTCCCCGACCCCAAGTATCCGTCGTTTAGGTTGTTGGTGGAGTGCTTTCCGCCATACCATTCACCAGTGTCTGGATGATAGGTGATGTATGTATAGTGCCAGTAGCCGTTATCATCCGGCGGTGGGATGGCGCGTTCGGTGGGATCAGCCCGCTGCAAGATTTTCCTCGCCTTTGATATGCACTTCGTCGTCCTCTGATGGCTCTACATACCATTTCGACAAGGCACCGGCAATCAGCTTGTTCAACTCATCGAGGTGACCGTTGCGGAAGCTCTCCTTCGCCCGCATGGTTTCTTCACCGCATAGCAGGCGATCGACTTCCTCGGCGCTCTGGGCGTCGCGCAGGGCAATCGCCAGGCCGTCGAGGAAATCACGGCGCGTCCGCTGCCGCGGTGCATCAGGTAGGGATGCTTCATACATAGGTGCCTGTGCGGAAATCTTCGCGCCGCGCTGCATCGGGGCAGCGGCGGCCTTCAGCGGCACGTCTCGGTTCATCTGCTCGCGGGCGTCGGTGGCCGTGCTCTCGATCGTCGGGCCGTTGTGCTCGACTGGAGGGATGTCCGCCGCCTCGCCCGGTTCGTACATCCCCGACGTCGCCAATGGCCAGAGCGTGCGCACACCCTCGGACACAACGCGGCTGCGCAGCATCTGCCTCGGGAATTTGCTGTACATGTCCTTTTTGCCGAAGGCTGTCTGTGCCCGCTTCATGTCCCAGTCGATCCGCACCTCGCCGGTCTGCGGGTGCGTGAACGTGGCGTCGGCCAGCTCGTCGGTCAGGCTGTGCCACTGGACTTTGCCGCCGGCCAGGATGAAATCGCGCAGCATCGCCTCGGCCTTTTTGGCAGGGCGGTTGTTGATGATGTCGTAATCACGCGCCGCCTCGACCGGATGCCGGCCCTCGGCTTGGGCGATCGCCATGAGGACGAGAGCCTGGTCTGGCGTCTTAATGCCAAACAAGGCGCTCTTGGCGATGGCGACGGCGAGCGTCTGCATGTCCTGCAGTGGCATCGCGACGGGGACAAGAGCGTTCATTGTGGGTCTCCAGATTTCTCAGCGCTCCGCAGCTTGCGGATGCTGACCAGCTCACCGTCATCGGTCAGTCCGCGCAGCTCGACGCGTTGTTCAGTCAGCTTGAACGTGAACTCATCGACCAGGGCGGGATGGTTCGCGCGAAGTTCCTTGATGTCGGTGCGGGTCGTCTCCACGTCGCGGATTTCGACGGCATAGCGGTTGCCGGTACGCGCTGACGGATCGGATAGCATGAGGCTCCGCAGATCGCGCTCGCGGGACGATAGCGCCTTTAGTTGCTCGCGTACGTCGAAAAGCTCGTCGGCGGGCGGCAGGTTATCAGTCATTGCACACGTCATTCAGAATTTCGGCAGCGCGCTTCCTGGCGTCGATCTCGTGCAGCGCCTCGATGCTGCATGGCCGCAGCACGCCGTTGTCGATATCGGCCAGCAGTTGCTGGGCTTCCCGGCGCCAATGCGCGTCCCCTGCGACCGCGTGGCGCAGCGTCGTCACCAGATCCGCCGCACGCATTTCGGCCACCACGGCGCGCACCATCTCCTGCTCGGTCATGCTGCGCTATCCTCTGTGTCCGCATCTGTCTCGGGCTCAGCGCTTCCGCCCGCCACGCGCTGCGGCACGATGGCGATGGCTGCGCCCTTGCGCGGGCGACCGCCGCGGCGGCGCTGCAGCTCCTCGATCATGTTGCGGATCTCGAGGACACGCCCGCGGATCAGAACGGCATCGAGTTCCAGCTCGCGCTCGCGCAACTTCAGAGCCTCCAGGGTGATGTCGGTCATGGCGTCCTGCTCCACATCGGGAAGTGGCCGGGGTATTTGCGATCCAGTGCTTCGAGGTAGTGGTGGAGCGCGGTCATCACTCCCGGCTCTAGGGCAACGACGTGATCACCGTTCTCGCGCGGTGCCCGTAGGATCACCTGCCAGCCATCGAAGCTCGCGTAGAGGCCGTCGCCGAGATATGTCTCGGGGCACTCGCTCACGCGGCGCTCCTCTCGCGCAGCCAGTCGGTGTCGATGCTGAGTTCGTCCGCTAGCAGTGCCATGAGGTCGGCGATGGCGGCCGCAGGCGTCGCGCCGTAGCCGATCGTGGAGCGGTTGCGGCTGTCCGCGGCACCGTCATACGTATCCGAGTCAATGGCGCTGTAGCGGCAGTCACGCGGCGCGTGGCCCGTGGTATCGGGCTCGACCTGGATGTTCATGCGGCGGTCCTCTTGTGCTGCGCTGCGCCCTCGATGAGCATTGCGTCCAGCGCCTCTGCCAAGCTGTCTACGTCGTCCGTCCGCATCGTCGCGTTGTCGCGGTAGCCAGACAGATCGGCGAGGATGAAATCGGCCAGCGGCCTGGTGCCGCGTTTCTCATGGAACAGTTCGCGCCACTGTTTCGCGGACCTCATGGCGAGGCCCCCTTGTGCAGAGGGATGTGCATCTGCGATTTCAATGAGTTAGCCACCGCGGCCTGGAACGCGGCGCGCTCGGGGATGGCGTAGAGGCGTCGCCACTCGGCCAGCCGGTGGCGGGCGTCGCGGCGCCAGTACGTGCGGTCGGGGCCGGAGGCGCGGCGGTATTCCTCCACGGCAGCCAGGAGGTCCCGGAGGCGCTGGTCCCGCAGAATTCTCTTTGCCGACAACAGGCTGTCGGGCGGTGCCGATGTATTCGCGGGTGCAGCGGCGGCACTGTCACACGTTGCAGTTGGGGACAGAGGTTTTTTGACACTTGCGTGGCGGCAGGGTGTCCGTTCTATGCTCGCGCTGCCGGCGACTACCTCCGGCCATTCGCCACGGTTCGGCCCCCTCAGCAGGGACACCGACGCGGGCGTCGTGCCGTTCCGGTGCCAGCCGTTCTGAACAGGGAAGGACGAGCCGTCGTGCCGCTCTTTATCCGCCTGCCAGACGCCGCCTCGGTTCATATCCATGGCGGCAAACTAGGGGTTAATAACCCCTCCGTCAAGAATTATCGGGGGCGTTTAGCCCCTAGTTGTGTAAATACAAGCCCTCAGATGCTTCAGATGTGTTGGGGGGAGAACCCGTGCCAGGAGTGTCGAGCTTGTGGGGTTCTAGCCGACGGATCGCCAATTCCGGATGGTCCCGCGCCAGTATTCCAGCCAACTCCGGATCAAGCCCAGTGAGCCTGCCGCCAACCACGTAGTCCAACGAGATTCCGAGAGCATGGAACATGCGCCAAGCCAGTCGGAGGCCGGGATCGGATTTGCCGTTCTCTATATTGCGTAGCGTCGTCATATCTACGCCCAATCTGCGGGAAAATTCGATGCGGCTGACCCCGTGCGCCTCTCGCGCCCACATGATGCGGCGTCCGCGTGCTTCGCGTTGCTCGGGGCTATCTCCGGGCGCTCGTGTCTTTTGAGGCCGTGCTGCCATACCGTCTAAAACGCTCACCATTATGGTTATCTAGTTATGGGGCATTAAGCCCCGCTTCGTCACCACATCTCTGGCAAATATTTTAGCAGGCAGTCTAGGGCTTGACGCTAGGGCCGGGAATCCCCCACCATGGCCGACCATGACCCGGCATAGGGCCATCATCAGAAAGCTGGGGGGCCACGTGGCGCTTGCCGACCATCTGGGCCTGGACGCGGAGACGGTGAAGTCCTGGAACAAGGCGGACCGGGGCATTCCGGCGCGCTACTGGCTGGACGTGGCCAAGCTGGCCAGGACGACCCCCGAATACCTCCAGCGCACCAGCCCGAAGCCCTACCCGGCGGCCCGCAAGTGAGTGCCCGTCAGGCCGCCACGGATGAGGCAATCATGGTGCTTCTCGCGGCCGGCTGGGACCCTGACGGGATTGCGCTGCTGTTCCGCATTCCATGGGCCAAGGTCGAACAGGCCGTTCGGTCGGACTTTCGCGCGTATCTCGATGATGGATCACAGGTTCGCAGGGATCGACTAGCCAGATGGATCGCTGTGGCATGAGCTCCGTCGCCACCGCCACGCTGCTGCCCGAGCCCGCGCCGCGGCGGCGGCCTTACCGGCTGACCCAGCCGGTCGTCCGCGAGCATCCCCTCCAGAAGCAGATCTGCGACACGCTGCGGCTCGAGGTGGCGCCGCCCGGCAAGGTCTCGCGCTTCGGCGTCGTCTGGTGGGCGATCGATCACGCCAACTATGCCGGCGAGGTGCCGGGCGTTCGCGTCGGCCGCGGCATCATCGCTGGCATGCAGGATCTGTTCATCCTCTACCGCGGCCGCGCCCACCATCCCGAGATCAAGGCGGCTGACGGCGCGTTGTCGGAGGCGCAGCAGAGCGTCTGCGCGGCTGTGCTCGCCGCCGGTGGCAGGGTGGCGGTGGTGCGGGATGCGGACGAGCTGCTGGCGTGCCTCGATGAGTGGGGCATCCCGCGAAACCACCGGGTGAGGGTGGCGGCATGAAGGCCGGGCGCCCCTGCGAGCATTGTGGGCAGGCGTTCCTGCCGCGGAAGGCCACGAGCCGGTTCTGCTCGCGCATCTGCGACGCCAATCGTCGGCGGCTGGCGCGGATCCCGGAGCGTCCGCAGTACGCCTACACCGGCCGGCTGTCGGATGCGCTGCAGCGCGAGGTGGACGCCGCGCGGGCCGAGGCGCCGACGGCGCCGCTGTATCGGCCGGGCGCGACGCTGTGATCACCTACCCGTCCGACCGCATCCGCGCATTGGTGGATAAGAAGATCCTGAAGCTCTCCACTGCGAAGTTCGCGGTTGATCCCGTGCTCGGATCACATTCGTTATTGGCCAGCATCTACAGTTCTGTGCCTAAGCGCCACGGCGAGATCATCGAGAACGCCATCTCTGATGCGCTGCTGGAGAGTGGCGAATATCTGGTGCTCACCAAGGTCCGTTATGTCGTCTCGCAGGCTGCGGACCAGGTCTATGGTGCGCAGCGCATGACGAGCAGCCTGCAGACGAGACTGCCATACGGCGACGTTGGTGGTCGTAGCATGCAGCTTGATCTTGTGGCGTATCACCGGCCATCGTGCCGCATCGGTGCCTATGAGATTAAGCGCGGCAATGGCGCGCATGATGCGGGCAAGGTCAGATCGCTTACGCGCGATATCGTTGCCATACAGACAACGCTTGCCAGCTTCGGTGAAGGCCGCGGGCTTGCCGTCACTCAGCCGATCTCCCGGGCCATCTTCTATTATGGTGCGCGCGGCTCGATGCCTAAGGAACTATCGCTGAACGGCGCCCAGCTCGATGACCATTTCGGCTGCCAAGTCCGCGAGACTGTTGAGATAGCGACTGCATATTATCGAGCACGATGGATCGAGATGTTGGAGGGATTGGGAGAGCACAGGCCAGAAATCCGGCAGACTGAGTTGGAGCTTCGGCTATGAGTGACGCGGCGCGGATTATCCCGTTTGTTTCCTGTGACGAGTGGCGCAACGAGGGCTTGCGGCTCGGTGAACGTGAGCGGTCGGCACGATCTCTGATGTGGGACATCGGCGACTGGTGGAACCGCGGAGCGGCTTATGGCGAGCGAGCGCAGATTGTTACTGCGGGCGATTGGACTGGGCCGGCGCACGGGACGTGTCGCTATGCTGGTTCAGTGGCTGAACGGTGGCCGGTGTTATGTCGACATAACACTTTGAGTTTTGAGCATCATCGCGCTGTGGCGCCGTTGCGGGACGAGCAGGCAGTCCCGCTGCTGGAGGTAGCCGATAACCAGGATCTGTCGGTGGCCGATCTGCGGGCCTTAATCAAGCGAGACAAGCGGGCTGCCAAAGAAACCGAGTTAGGCGCCAGGCAGCGTGCATTACCGAACCGACGGTATGGCGTGCTGTACGCTGACCCGCCGTGGCGCTTCGAGCCGTGGTCGCGCGAAACCGGCATGGATCGGGCGGCAGACAACCACTATCCGACGCTACAGCTCAGCGATGTACTCGATGCGCGAAGCATCGCAGCAGATGATTGCGTGCTGTTCCTGTGGGCCACGGTGCCGATGCTGCCGGAGGCTCTCTGCCTCATGGAGAGGTGGGGCTTTTGTTACAAGAGCCATTTCGTGTGGTTGAAGGACCGCATCGGCACCGGCTACTGGAACCGCAACAAACATGAGTTGCTGCTGGTTGGCACGCGCGGCGACATCCCGGCGCCGGCCCCTGGCGAGCAGTATGCCTCGGTGATCGAGGCGCCGCTCGGTGAGCATAGCGCCAAGCCGCCGGCCTTCGCTGAGATGATCGAGGAGATGTATCCGCACCTGCCAGCCATCGAGCTGTTTGCCCGAGCGCCACGCCTTGGCTGGGACGTGTGGGGCAATGAGGTGGAGATGGCGGAATGACCGTTGCTGGAATCATTCACAGCCGCCACAATGCAAACGGCCCCCGTGTTGGAAGCACGGAGGCCGCTGAAACTGTAACCAAGCGGCAGCTTGGGATGTGTGAAGGAGCTGTGAGCAAGCCCTTTTCGCACAACGCCGGTTCCCGCGTCAACCGGAGGCGTGCCTATGTCAGAACATCCCCATACCACCCGCGGCGAGGCTATGCGCCGCGCCCTACTGGCGATCGTGGAGGCCCGCGCGGTTGCTGGCCTTCCCCTACCGCCGCATCGCACCATAGCCGCGACGCTGGGCATCTCGCCCGGCCAGGTGACGCGCCACCTCGGCGTGCTGATGGACGCCGGAGCATTCACAACCGTCTGTGCTGGCATGCACACCAGGATCGGGGGGGGCGTGATATGACCCCCTCGCAATGGCACGACGACGGGCGCAAGCGTGATGCTGGCCACGACGAGATGCAGATTGCGGTATTCGACTATCTACAGAATAAATACCTACTTCTGAAGGATAGCGTAGGTTTCGAGGTTCCTATTATTGCGAGAGGCCAGATTATAGCTTGGGCTGATATTGCTATGATCCTGCCGAACTTCGTGGTGCTGTGGGAAATCAAGCCACGGATTTACAGTGTCGGTGCGGTTGTTCGCCAATGCATTGCATTGGCACACGCGGCTCGCTGCATGCATCAGGATGTCAGGGTTGTTCCCGTGGTCCGATCAGACGATCCCAAGCTGTCTGCATTGCAGCATGTCTCCGACGCTAAGACATGGGACGGGGAGCGGTTGTCATGAGCAACGGCAACGGGCATCGCTGGTCGAAGTTCTGGTGGCAGGACCACCAGGGCGACGCGGCGCTGCGCTCGTGCAGCCTTGCGGCCCGCGGCTACTGGGTCGAGATGCTGTGCATCATGCATGCGGCGGCGCCGGTCGGGCATCTGCTCATCAACGGTCGGCAGCCGACGACGCGCCAGATGGCTGCAATCTGTGGTTGCACAGAGAAGGAAGCCAAGAGCTACGCAGCTGAACTGGAGGCCGCCGGGGTGTTCAGTCGCATTGCCGACGGGACCATATTGTGCCGGCGAATGGTCAGAGACACTGCCGCATCTGACGCCGGCCGAGAGCACATCGCCAAGCGCTGGGAGGCACCAAAAACCACCGACCCCCCTAATAGGGGGGCTAATAGGGAACCTACCAAGGAACCTACTAGGAAACCTAATGGGGAGGCTACTAGCCTTCCTACAAGCCCCCCTATTACTCAGAAGCTAGAAGCAGACTCAGAAGCAGAAGCAGAGGAGAAGAAAGTAAGTAATTACACTCACTTACTTACTACCTCCCCCGCTTCCGCGCGAGCCGTGGAGGCATGCGAAGCCCCTCCGGCTGGCACCTACGGCGACCCGGCGATCCAAATCGCGGCACAAACCATCGTCGAAAAGCTCGGCCGGAAGTTCGAAAGCTCGGGCAAAAATCCGCCAGGAAAACCCGCGAAACGCTCAGCACTCATCCAGGCAGCAGCCGTCCTCCGCGGCCCATTGTTCGTCGATGACGACGTCCTGATCGAAGACGAACCTCTCGGAGCACCGCCACGCCGAGGCCCTGTTGACCCACAACGCACGGTTGTTGAGCAATACGCCCACCTCCTCAGCATCTCGCTCGCCGAAGCCGCGGCACGCCTGGGGGTCGCCGCGTGAACGACAACATCGACCACGAACGCGCCGCCGCACTCGTGCAGGAAACCAGAGAGGCTCTGCGCGTCATCGGTGTCGCCAAGCAGGCCGCCCACCAACGCTCACACCTCACGCCACGACCACCCGCTAGGCTATCCCCCCAGCAGCTCGCAGCCGCCTATCGTCGCGAGCATCTACGCAATCCGCACCGAGCAACGCTCCGGGTCGTGCCACGACATGCTTGACACCACCACCAATGCGGCAGCATCGTTGCCACAACACCCGCCAGACCACCGCGGGTGCTACGGCAATTCCCCGCGCATCGGCTGGATCGTCGCCGCTACTCACTCACAAGCCGAGCTTCACGCCGACGCAAACCTTCGACACCGTGGATACCGAACCTATCTTCCCCTGGTTCTTCGCTCTCGGCGCGATCGCGTCCTGCCAACGCTTGTCCATCGCACCCTCGTCCCCCTCTTCCGCGGCTACCTCTTCGTCCACTACGACAGCCGCGACCCGAGACGCCCAATCCGTGAGACACCAGGCGTCCGCGACCTCATCCGATGCGGCTCCGAAGTTCAGTTCGCCCCAGAAGCCGCTGTGAGCGCGCTACAGGCGTCCGAGGCCGTCCGCCGCTCTCTGCCACCACCCAACAGCCAATGGGCGTCAGGAGCCGCGGTACGCGTCGGAATGGGCATATTCGCCGGCCACCCAGGCGTCGTCACCGAAGTCGGAGCCGACATGGCACTCGTCAGCCTCATGTTCCTCGGACACCTACGCGAAATCTCGCTACCCCTCGACTGTCTCTCCGCACGTGATGATTAGGCACAAATAGCGCCGATCTATGCCTAAAACGCGCACATCCGGCCAAGGACGCCCTGTCGGCTCGCAAAACAAGGCCACGCGCGACATCAAGGCGCTCGCCCAGGTGCAAGGACCGGCCGCCATTGCGCGCCTCGTCACGCTCGGCGGCCTCCTGCCAGGCGGCATGCACAAAGCTGAGAGCGAGGGCGCCCAGATCGCAGCCATCAAGGAGTTGCTCGATCGCGGCTACGGCAAAGCCACGCAGCCGCTCAGCGGCGATCCAGATGGACCACCGCTCGCCGTAGACTTCCGCTGGGCTGATGCGCTGTCGGCGCCGATGCGTGGTGATGATGTGATCGAAAGCGACGATCCTGTGTTGGTTACATTCGCAACCACTGATGACAGCCACTGCTAAACGCCAGACGGTGACGCTGCCATTTGCACCTCGCGATTGGCAAAAGCCTCTCATCGATGACCGCGCCAAGCGCATCGTTGCCGTCGTTCATCGCCGCGCCGGTAAATCCACAGCACTGCTCTGGCGCGGCCTCAAAGTCGCCATCACCAGCAAGAAGCCGCTCCCGCGTGTCGTGCATATACTTCCCTATGGCGTCATGTGGACCCGCACCGGCTTATGGGATCAGGCGGTGCGCGCCGCCGAAGCAATCCCCGGCACGCAAGTTCGCCGCTCAGAGATGGCGATACGGCTGCCGAACGGTGGCGTATGGCAGGCTGGCGGTGCGGATAATCCCGATAGCTGGCGCGGCGGCTATGCGGATGAGTGCATCATAGACGAATTCGATGATACGCCGCAGACGATGGTTGCATTGGTAATTGAGCCAATGCTGGCGGATCGGGATGGCACGCTGGTACGCAGCGGCACGCCGAAAGGTCGTGGGTTGCTTCAGGCTGCGTATGATCGCGCACGCATCTCGCCGGGGTATTCGTCTTATTTGCTTGATTACACGAAGACGCACGCGCTTCCTGTAGAGGCTATCGAGCGACTGCGTCAGGAAATGAGCGAAGAAGAGTTTGCGCAGGAGATGTGCTGCTCGTTCAGTGCGCCAAACTCCGGAAGCTATTATGGGAAGCTTATCGATCAGGCGGAGCGCGATGGCCGGATCGGTTCCGTGCCGCACGATCCAGCTCTCAAAGTATGGACCGCGTTCGATCTTGGAATAGACGACTCGACGGCGATCTGGTTCTGCCAGATCACCCGTGGCGGCGAGTGGCGAATGATAGACTACATCGAGGACAGTGGTGCCGGGCTGGATCATTACGTGCGCCTCCTCCAACAGCGTCCCTACGTCTACGAGCGGCACCTTCTGCCACATGACGCAGAGGTCCGCGAGTTGGGCAGCGGAAAGTCGCGGACTGAGACGTTGCATAGCCTTGGCGTGAAGCCGACCCGTGGCGTCCGTCAGCACAGCGTTGCCGATGGTATCAACGCGGTGCGTATGATCCTGCCGCGGTGCTGGTTCGATGCCGAGCGCTGCGCCAAGGGCATCCACGCGCTGCGACACTACCGGCGTGAGTGGAACGAGGCAGCGCAGACTTGGCGCTCGGCGCCGGTGCATGACCACGCGAGCCACGGCGCCGATGCGGCGCGCTATCTGGCGTTGGGCGTGCGGGAGAGCGAAGTGAAGCCGCTGGACACCATCATCGAGCAGCAGTTCCCGACGCACCGCACCCTCTACGAGGGCAGCCACAACACCGGCTGGATGAGCGTGTGACACTACACCTTCAGGGAGCCACGGACATGAGCGAGACCAAGAGCGACCACGGCACGCGCAGCAGCCACGATACCCACGGCACCCACAGCGGCACACCGGCCCGTGCCAATGCCAGGGCCGCCGCACCACGCGACGCCGCCGCCGACGCGCAGAAGCTGCTCCTCCTGCTCGTGGCCGACTGGCTCAACAACGACCGCACGCACAGCGCGGAGATCGCTGCACTCGCCGCCGCTATGACCGCTGCGGCAGGACCGCCTGTGAACGTCGACGTGCCATACGCCAGCCTGACCGGGGCGACGGCCTCATGCACGATGGGCAACTGGCAGGGCGAGCCCACCAGCTACGCCTACGCTTGGCACAGCGATGGCGTGGCGATCGATGGCGCCACCAGCGCCACCTATGCCGTGCAGCCGGACGACAGCGGGCACAGCCTGGCCTGCGTGGTGACCGCGACCAACGCGCTGGGATCGACCGTGGCGCCGATGAGCAACGCCATCGCCATTGCATGAGCATCCGCCCGATATTCGCGTGGTATGACTTATGGGTTGGTGCCTTTTGGGATCAGCGCAAGCGGTGCCTCTATCTGCTCCCGATCCCATGCTGCGGCTTCGTCATAAGGTTTGGCCCGGCGCCGGCCTGATGTCCGAATAGCCTCTGAGACGTGCGGTGTTAGCGACGGCGTTAGCGAAAAGCCCAGCAAATGGCGCCCCTCGGGACTGCCGAACGGACGTCCGACTGGGGCAGGATTAAACGGGGCCAGAATGATTTCCCACTACTAGGACAACAGACTGATGGGCTGCTTCTCGCTGCTGTGGTTGATTCAGCTCCTGGTGTGGCTGGTCGTCGTCGGCGCGGTCGTCGCCATCCTGATGCTGCTGCTGCCGATTGTGCTGGGGTGGCTCGGCTGGGCTGGCGGCATCGCCATGCAGATTATCCGCATTGTCGTGGCGGCGATCGTCATCATCGCGGTGCTGTGGTTCTGCTACGATCTCATAACATGCGCGGGGCTGGGTATGCCGAGGATGCGGCCATGAGCGAGGCCGCCCCGGCCCTTGAGGCGCCGGCAGAGCTGTGGGTGTCGCCGGGTGAGGGGGAATATGCGGGGCTGTGGGTGCAGGACGGCCCCGGCGTGGACGATGAGGTGCGGTATGTGCGGGCGGACCTGTACGAGGCGCTGATGGCGCGGCTGGCGGTGGTGCGGAGTTGGAACGAGGCGCCGTGCCTGGAACCGCTAGAGGCCATCCAGCAGTGGCAACGGCTCCAGCGGTGAGTGCTTCTGCTCCGTGCGCTTCGCCTGCGTCACGTATTCGCCGTCAGGTCTTGGGAAGCGGTCCAGATACTCGGCTAGTTTTCGCAGGATGTTCGGATCATCTTCGACTGCGCCCAACGTGACATTGCAGGAGTGGCATAACCACCCCCTGAACGCCTTGGTTGCATGGCAATGGTCCAGGTGTAAGGCGCCCATCCCATTCGGAGGGCGTCCGCAGGCTTCACACAGATCAGGTCTAGGATGGGACGCAAGAGCCTCACGGCGAGCGCGATATCTAGCAGCGGCCCAAGCCTTGTATTCGGGGGTCTGCTGACGGGCTTTGTCGCGAGCGCGCTGCTCAGCCTTCTGTGTTGCTGTGAGCGGGTGCTTGGCTCTGTATTCTCGTGAGTATCGGTTGTATGTCTCTCGATCCGTCCAGCGCATGTGCCTGATATTCCTAGCTAATCTCGTTGCTAGGATAGGCGTGTTCTCTCGCGTAATGCAATAGCGTATCGCGCATAAGGCCTGATAACGGGGCTTATCACGTATAATAGAATTGTCAGGGGTGGCTTTCGCCCATGCACGCTGAACTAGCCGACCACATCTGCCTGATAGCGGCGCCGATCTACGCGGCGCTGCTGACCCGCGCGTTGGCGACAGGGGCAGAGATCCCTGCTGACGTTCTGAGCGATCTGCGGCGACATGCGATCACTCAAGCGCTGGCGCTGCGGCTGGACGCGCTTGAGATGCCGGCGAGCTAATACCTGACAAAGTGTCGGTCAAAGTGTCCCGACAGAATGTCAGGCCAGAATGTCGGACATATTGTCATGTGGTTCGCCATCGGCCTCGTCCTCGGCCTGCTGATCGGCCACTTCGGCACGTTCCTGTGGATCGCCTGGCCGCGGCGGCCGTGGTGAGGCGCTGGCCGCCATAGCCGCCTGCTGGCTGGTCCTGATCCTCGCCGCACTGTTCATGGAACAGCCACAGCCTCTGAGCGACGACGACCTGTAAACGCACGCCGCGTGCCTGCAACCCATAGGAGATACCATGGCCACGTTTCGCATTACGGGAGGCGCCCTGACCGGCGTCCTGATGAGCAGCAACTATCCCGACAACACGCTGCCCGGCGACCAGCCAGGGATCGATAATGCCCTGCCGGGCAGCCAGCCAGGGATCGACAACTCGTTGCCGCGCCCGCCGCCTGGCGTGTTCCCGCCGCCGACCATTGCCAACCCGATCGTGCCGATCCCGCCGGGGACCAGTGTGCCGCCTGGCACGATCTGGCCGAGCCCGAACCCGCCGTATCCTGACGCGGGCTTGCCGCCGTTCCAGGGCAGGCCTGATCAGGGGCTGCCAGGCGACCAGCCGGGCATCGATAACACGCTGCCAGGGTCACAGCCGCGGCCCGATCAGGGACTGCCCGGTGCGCAGCCTGGGATCGATAATACGCTGCCGCAGCCGCCGCCGCAGATCAGCAATCCGATCTACGACACGTATTGGATGCTTTGCTACACGCCGAACCACGGATGGAAGTATGTGGCGGTCGATCCGAGCCTGACGGTCGGCTACCCGCTGCCTGACACCGAGCCGACCCCGACGCCGCATCGGCGCCGGCAACACGCTCGGTGATCCTGCTGGCGCCAGCCTGTGCTGTGCTGGCGCTGCTGGTAGTGCTGACGGGCTGTGGTCGCAGCTTCAGGAGCTGCGCGGCCTACATCGCGATCCTGGGCCCCACGACGCTGACGATCACATGCCCGCCGCCCGGCTTCCAAGGCACCGAGACCCTGCCGACCGACATCACCACGGAAAGAACCGCACCATGAGACACGCCCTGTTCGCTGCTACTGCGCTGCTCGGCTTCAGCGTCCCTTATGCCGCCAATGCCACGCTGATCCTCGATGAGAGCGTCAACGGCGGCGCGTTCACCACGATCTGCAGCGGCGGGCCGAGCTGCACGCCAGGTGTCGTGTTCACCGATAGCGCCGGCATGCAGTTCACCATCCTCGGCGCCACATCCAACAGCCCCGGCACGCCGACATCCGCCAGCGTCCTTCAGGCGACAGTGGATCTGATCAACACCAGCAGCGCGACCCAGAGCATCGTGCTGCGCGTCGGCGACACCGACTACAGCGCGCCGACCGGCAGCGTCACGTTGCTGAACAACATCAGCGGCACAGTGCTGGTGGGCGGGGCACAGAACGTGTTCGACAGCACGGCCTGCGTGAACGGTGCCAATGTTCAGAGCACTTGCGGTGCGTTCACGACGCCGACGATCGCCGCGAACATCACGCTGCCGGGTTCCGGTGCCAACAGTGACAGCCTGGCGATTGCCGCGCTGGGCGGGCTGTTCTCGCTGACGCAGGAACTCGACATCACGCTGAACGCGGGCGCGCAGATCAACTTCAGCGCCAGTGCCGACGTGGTGCCGGCCGGTGAGCCGGCGTCGTTGGCGCTGATGGGGGTCGGTCTGGTCGGGTTAGGCTGGATCGTCAGCCGGCGCAGGAATGTTTCCTCCCAGTTGCCGGCTTAACTTGCGGCGGCGGGTCGGGCTTGGCGCTTTATGCCCGCCGCTGCCTTTCCGCTGACGGGCAAGACCCCCCACAGGTGAGCCCAGACGGCGGCCCCTCCCGTTATCCCGGCGAATGGTGCGGGAGGGGACTGCCGACACGACAATGAACGACATCCCCCACATCCCCTGGTCGGACGAGGAGCGCGACACGCTGCGGCGGCTGCGCGAGAACGGCGTGAGCGTCAGGCAGTGCGCCGAGATGCTCGGGCGCTCGTTCCACAGCGTGCAGCGGGCCATCCGCCGTGTCGGCATCGAGAGGCCGGCGCAGCAGCCACAGGAGCCGCGACCAGAGCCACCACGCCGTGTGGGGTTGGTGTCGCTGCCGCCACTGCCGTCGCTGAGGCATGAGTGATGGCACGCACACGCGTCCGCGCCGGCGATGCCGAAATCCTACGCGAAGCCAAAGAACGCTTTGAGTTCTGTAAAACGTGGGAAACCGCATGGCGGGGACGTGCGCTTTTCGACACTCGGTTCGCCAACGGCGATGCATTGAATGGCTGGCAGTGGTTCACCAACGGCGGCACCGCGATTGACCGCGGCGATAGACCTAGCCTCACGTACAACCAAGTGAGGCAACACAACCTCCAGGTCATCAACGACGCGAGACAAAACAAAACCCAAATCAAGGTGACGCCGACTGGTGGTAGGGCCACATACGAGGCAGCGCAGGTGTTCAGCGGTATCATCCGCGGGATTGAGTACCGCTCTAAGGCTGTCGATGCTTATAGCACCGCGACATATCATCAGGTTGAGAGCGGCATAGGCTATGTCCGCGTCGAGACCGACTACGTGGATGAGAACTCGTTCGACCTCGACCTCTGGATACGCCGGGTTCCCGACCCTCGTGCGGTGTATATGGACCCAGACTGTAAGTTGTACGACAAGTCGGACGCTAATTTCGCGTTCATCTTCGATGATTGCCCGCGGGACAGATACGAGGAGGAATACGGTAAGGAGGACAATCCGGCCCCCGCCACGCTCGACCATACGGACGGCTGGAATGACCGAGATCATGTGCGCATCGCGGAGTATTGGCGGCGCAATGTGAACAACGCCAAGCTGCACCAGCTACGCGATGGCACCGTGGTGCGCGACGAGGATATCGAGGCGGCCCCGGAGGAAATACAGGACCAGATCCGGTCTATGATCGAGAAGACGCGCGAGGTCGCCGAGCCCGAGATAGAGTGGTTTAAGCTGGCCGGCGACAAAGTCATCGATCGCAGGGAGTGGCCGGGGAAATACATTCCGATCGTGCCGTTTCTTGGCGAGGAGACGGTGATCAACGGCGAGATGGATCGCAAGGGACACACGCGGTCGCAGATCGATGCACAGCGTATATACAACTACTGGGCATCCGCTGCGGTCGAGCAGGTCGCGTTGCAGACCAAGACGCCATACATCGCTCGTATCGATGCCATTCAGGGTCGTGAGAACCAGTGGAAAACCGCGAACACGCAAAACTGGAGCGTCTTGGTTTACAACGCTCTGGACGAGCAAAACCAGCCAATCCCGCCGCCAACGCGTATCGATCCGCCGCAAATGGCCCAGGCTTACATCACTGGGATGACGATCGCGCGCCAGGATCTGATGTCGGTCACCGGTCAGTATCAGGCCGAGCTGGGCATGCCGAGCAACGAACGCAGCGGCATCGCCATTCAGCAGCGGCAGAGGCAGGGTGATACGGCGACGTATCATTATATCGATAACCAAGCGAAGGGCATCCGCCAGATCGGCCGCATTCTCATCGACCTCATTCCTAAGATTTACGACACGCGCAGGGTCGTCATGACCTTGGCCGAGGACGGCGACGAGAACCGCGTCATGGTCGCGCCGGAAAGTCCGGAAGCACATCAGTTCGTCGGGCCTGGGCCAGATGGCCAGCCGCAGGCGCTCTCCCCCGGCGATGCGCAGAAGATGCAGGAGGATCCACAGAAGCCCGATCCATCGGTGATATTCAACCCGAACGTCGGGGCATACGATGTCGAGGCCGATGTCGGGCCGGCCTATGGCACGCAGCGCCAGGAGGCCGCGAATGCGTTCAGCCAGATCATGGCGCAGAACCCGGCGGCGTTTCAGGTCGTGGGCGACTTCTGGGCTGCGAACTCTGATTTCCCCGGTGCAGACGAACTAGCCGACCGGCTGAAGCGCGGCCTGCCGCCGCAATACCGCGCCGGTCCCGATCCACAGGTGCAGGCCATCTCGCAGCAAGCCCAGCAGATGCAGCAGCAGGCCCAGCAGTTACTTCAGAAGGCCGACGCGGAGATCGCGACATTGAAGGCGCAGGTCGTGCATCAGCAGGAGTTGCTGAAGGACAAGAGCCAGGATCTGGCCATCAAGGCCCACGGCACCGCCATTGATGATTACGACGCGGAGACCCGGAGGTTGTCGGCGGTCGGCAGTATCGACCCGATGGCGTTGCAACTCGTGGTGCGGCAAATGGTCTCTGACATGCTGGCGACCGAGCTGCACCCGATGCTACAGCAGCACGCGGCGCAGGAGAGCGAGCTACAGGCCACCGTGGCGCCACCCATGCAGCCCAACGGTGGCAACGGCTCGGCGCCGCCAGCGGCCTCCACAGGGGCGTCAGCAGGGCCATGATGGGCGACGTCAGCTTGGACGCGTTGATAGCCGAGGCGCTCGCAGCGAACCCCGCCAACCCATTCACGACGAGCCTCATCAAAATACACCGGTTGCTGGTCAGCATGGGGCGGCACGACGAGGCGGGGCGGCTTGCGAGAATATTCCCCGACAATGACCGCGCTCGAGAGTGGTTGATTGAGATGCGGGGCCAATAAGTGCCGAACGCGCTGCAGATCGCCGACCCGAACGCCGACAACCCGCTGGCGCAGGCGCCGTCATGGGCTGATGCGGCGCAATCGGTGGCCGGCACGGTCAGCAGCGGTGTGGACGCGCTGGGGCAGTGGCTCGCAGCACAGCGGGCCAAGAGCGCCAAGATGGGGCTGTGGGATGACCGCACGGGGCTGCCGACCGGCAAGGGCCTCGTGAGCGCCGCGCAGCAGACCGGCAACGCGCTGCTCATGGGCACCACGGCGCCGGGCATCCGCGCATTTCATGGTAGCCCATACGATTTCGAGCGGTTCGATACCTCCAAGATCGGCACCGGCGAGGGTGCGCAGGCTTACGGCCATGGGCTGTATTTCGCAGAGGGCGAGGGCACCGCGCGGAGTTACCGGGACAAGCTCGCATTGCAGGGGGATAGCAGGTTCATCGACACACCACAGGGCCGCGTTACCCAAGACGCGGACATAGAAGACCTCACACCGCACCAACGGGCGCTTTTACTAACGGCGAATAGCGGAGGCGATCCGGCCCTTGCCCTGCATACAGCGCAATCGTTCGCACAGAACCCTTACAGCGGTCACTTATGGCCGGATGTTGTCGATCAACTACATAAATCCCCCGATACTTATAGCGGCACGCTGTGGCAGATGCCCGGCCGCATGTACGAAGTGAACATTGGCGCCGACCCGGAGCAGTTCCTGCACTGGGATAAGCCGCTCAGCGAGCAGTCGCCGCAGGTGCAGCAGGCTCTGGAAAACACCGGGCAGATGGACGCCGCGCGCAAGTATTTCCAGGTGAACGCGCGAAGGTTCCCGGACGGGCCGACCGGCGAGGACTTGCATGAATACCTTAGGTTGGCACAGGGGGGTGTCTCGGATCGGGCGCCTGCGGAAATAATGCAGCAGGCCGGCATCCCCGGCATTCGCTATCTCGACCAGGGCAGCCGCGGCGCTGGCGAGGGAACCCACAACTACGTCGTGTTCGACGCCAACACCATCGACATCCTGCGCAAGTACGGCCTCGCCGGGCTGGGCATCGGCCTAAGTGGCGCAGCAGCGGGAACGCAGGGACAGCCGCAGCAATGACCTCCACCGACCGCCTCGCCGAGATGGCCGCCGAGATCGAGCGCCTGCGCGCACGCGTCGCGGAACTTGAGGCCATCGTTGCAGTCGGCCGCGGCACCATGGGCATGCTTATGCCCGACGAGCCAGCCACCATCACCCACGATCATCCACCCTCAGCCCCACCACACGACGAGTAACGCCATGAGCGAAACCACCGAACCCGATGGCAAGCCGGCCCCCGAGCCGGAACCCACACCAACCCCCGCACCAGAGTCCACACCGCCCGAGACCGACGAGCCGGCGCCGGCAAAGGAGGCCGAGGAGGAGCGCCAGTCCCGCGGCGACCGACGCTTCGCCGAACTCACCGCACGCCTGTCAGCCGCCGAGCGCCGCGAGCAACAGCGTGAGCAGGAACTAGAGTTCTACCGTCGCCAGGCTCAGCAGCAGCCCCCTGCCGATGAAACGCCGGAGCAGCGCTATCACCGCGAGCGGGCGGTGATCAGGGCTGAGGTGGAAACCCAGATCCGCACCGAGACATTCCACAACCAGGGACAGGCCGCGTTCCCTGACTGGAAGCAGCGCTGCGACGACTTGGTGAAGATGGGTGCCGACGCAAACTTCGCGCAGCTCCTCGTCGAGATGCCCGAGGGCGTGAAGGTGGCAGCAGCCCTCGCCGCCGATCCCGCTGAAGTCGAGCGCATCGCCAACCTCCGCAGCGAGCGGGCGCGGGCGGTAGCCTTGGGTAAGTACGCCGCCACCATCGAGGACGCGCCGCCGGCTCGTGGTAACGGGCACACCACGCCACCGCCACAGGTGACACGCGCACCGGCGCCGATCCGCCCGGTGACCGGACGCGCCAACCCGCAGTTCAACGAATACACCGCACCACCCGAGCAGCTCGTGGACGTGTACCTGAAGCGAGACCTCGAGCGGGCGCGCGGAGGCTCGCGGCGCTGATGGCCGCATCCGACCCAACCCCCGACGTTGCGACGCCCACGGGCGTGCTACAGGGCGTTGCGGCGTTCTCCTGGGATGGCAGCGCCTGGCAGCCCGCCGGCCGCGCAGGCCCCGGCGTGGCGACCCCCACGGGTGTGCTCCAGGGCGTCGCGCCGTTCTCATGGAGCGGGAGTGCGTGGACGCCAGCCGGGCGGTCTCAGCCTGGCGTCGCAACACCCACCGGCGTGCTCGACGGCGTCGCGGTCTACACCTGGTCGGGGTCCGCCTGGACGCCGGCGAGCGGCACGGCCACACCTGCGACACCGAGTGGGGCACTTCGGGGTGTCGCGGCGTTCTCTTGGGACGGGGCCGCATGGCAGCCTGCGGCGCAGGCGCGACCGAGCGTGCCGACCCCCTATGGCGTGCTCGACGGCGTGGCGATATTTGAATGGGGCGGGAGTTCATGGCAGGCCGGCGCAGCGGTTCCGGCCGGGGCGACGCTGGATCTATCTTTTATGTCTGGCACACTCAATCCGCTGCTCACGTTCACTCGCGCGAGCACAGCGACGTATTTCGATGCAACGGGCACCATGCGTACGGCGGCCACCAACGCGCCGCGTTTCGACTACGATCCGGTGACGCATGCGGCGCTGGGATTGTTGATCGAGGAGCAGCGGACGAACGGCATCATCAACTCGGGTGCGATCAACCTGTCGTGGGCGCCTGCGGCGGCGACGTTGGTTGGTGCGGCGGGGGTTGCGCCTGATGGCACCAACTCTGCGACCTTAGTGAGAGAGAACGCGGCCAACGCGGTGCATAACATGGCCTGCCCGATGGCGATCGTGGCGGCCACTGCGTATGCGTTCAGTGTTTATGCGAAGCCGGCCGGTCGCTCGATAATCTATGCAACCGGCATGGGCCTGGGTGGTGCGGGGCTGAATCCGCAATGGGACGTTGCGGCGGGCGCTGACGTTTCCACGGGAGCGGCGGCAGGATTTACCCACGGCATACAGAACGTCGGTAACGGCTGGTATCGCTGCTGGTTCACGTTCACCACGACCAACACCGGCGGGCTTGGCTATAACATGGCGACGGTAGCGGGTGGTACTGCCTATCAGGGCGACAACGTCAGCGGCATATATTTCTGGGGAGCGCAAGGCGAGGCCAGCGCCGCGTTCCCGACGAGCTACATCCCGACGACTGCTGCGGCTGTGACGCGGAGTGCGGATCAGTGCAGCATCCAGCCTGCGCAGATGGGATTTGCCACCAGCACCTCCGCTGCTGGGTCATGGATGGCAGAGTTTGTCTGCAACGCCTTCACTGCAGGCAACTTCCAGCGCGTCGTTTATTCGCCGCCGATCAGCACAGCGACGCTTGTGGGCAAGGATGCCACTAACCATGCGTTTCAGTACGATATTGCCATCGTGCTCTCTACGGTTAACACGATAACAGCCGGTGCTGTGACGAAGGTTGCGTCAACGTGGACAGCAGCCACCGGGCAGATATGTCTGAATGGCGGCGCCGTCGCTTCCGCTGGTGGTATGACAAACGGATATGCCCCGGTATACCCGAATGGTATCGGGTTCATGGTAGCGGCTGGTGCGGCCGTCGAGAACATGACCGGCTACATCCGTCGTGTGCGTTATTGGCCTCGTGTGTTGAGCAACGCCGAGCTGCAGTCGGTGACTACCTGATGCCGCTCAAGACCAGCACATCACCGAAGGCGTTCACATCGAACGTCAAGGCTGAGGTGAAAGCGGGCAAGCCTGTGAAGCAGGCAGTCGCGATCGCATACAGCAAGAAGCGCGAGGCGCAGCGCAAGAAGTAGCGCCCAACCAGTCGCGGTCTGGTCAACACCCGCTGCATCTCCCCGAGGCCGTCGCGTAAGGCCCTAAACACGCTGCGTCGTGCCGATCCGTCTGCGGCTGTGGCTTCCGACTTTCGTCGCAACGGGCAATCGAGGCTCCAAGAACCGCGTCGCGGTGAGGAGCCCTTTTCCCCGCACTTGCGATGAAAGGGCACACCATGCCCGCGACCAATACCTTATTGACGATTTCGATGATCACCGCGAAGGCGCTGGCCATCCTCCATCAGCGCTGCAACATCATCGGCGCCGTGAACAGGCAGTACGATGATTCGTTCGCCAACTCCGGCGCCAAGATCGGCACCACACTCCGCATCCGTCTGCCGGTGCAATACACGGTCAGCACGACGCCAGCGCTCAGCCTCCAGAACACCGTGGAGAACTACGTCTCCCTGCCGATCACCAACCAGTACCACACCGACTTCAGCTTCAGCAGCAGCGAACTCACACTGAGCATTGATGACTTCTCGGCCCGCTACATCGAGCCGGCAATCGCGGTGCTCGCAGCGAAGCTCGAGTCCGACTTCGTCAACCAAATGTGGCCCACGGTGTGGAACCAGGTCGGCACCGCAGGCGCAGCACAGACCTTCAAGACCGTGCTGCAGTCCCGCAAGCTGCTGCTCGACAACCTGACGCCACAGTCGAAGCAGTGGCTGTTGCGCATAAATACGCAGGACAACGTCGATATGGTGGACAGCCTCAAGGGCCTGTTCCAGGCGTCCACCGAAATCCGCTCGCAATACACCGATGGCGTCATGGGTATGTCGGCCGGGTACGAGTGGG